CTAATCCTAATATAAAATTAGGTAAAAAATAATTTGGCCCCCCAAATTTTCTATTATACCTTCAAATCTGTTGAAAAAGTCGCAACGGATTATAAAATAATAATATGTCATTAAATAGTTTTTTCGATACATTAGATACAGAAACAAAATTCACTACGTGGAAATCCTCTACAATTCAAAAACTTAACCACCTTAGTGATATTATCCCTACAGAAAATATAATTGAATTACGTTACGTAAATGAAACTATAACATTTATCAACACCCTAACCTTATTATCTAGTAATAGATATAGTACTGGAAATAAACAAAATATTATAGAAAGATTACAAAATTGCAACTCATATTACAAAAAATTTGGAATTTAATAGTAAAATTCGTACAATACAAGAAATATAAAAAAATAAAAATGGCAGCAAGGTACCAACAGCAAATGAACATTGCTTTAGAGCGTTTAGATCAAGGATTAGCTCGTGTTCACAGTATGATAAAGCGTGGGAAAAACGCAGATGCTATCTATTATATGGAAAATGATCTTAAAGATCTTTACATGGAATTACAAAACCTTATTAATATTGAACCTGGTTCACCTAATACAAAAATAGGTAGTCTATGATAGGAGCAGAACAAATAAAGGTTAATTTTGAAAACTTTAATGGAGTTTTAGAAGCTAATTTTGAAGGTGAGCGTTTAGAAAAATTAAAGGCTCTTACTGATTGTCTAAAAGAGCGAATGATGTTTGCCCCAGCATCTACCAAGGATTGGTTTAATAATGCCTTTCCGGGTGGTTATTTAGATCATGTTTTACGTGTAAATAAAATAGCTAATCAATTACATAAGTTATATGCATTCCATAATGCTAATGAAACATATACCGGCGAAGAACTTAATTTTGTTTCATTATTTTGTCAGTTAGGAAAATTAGGAGATTGGAATAATGAATATTTCCAGAAAAATGACTCTGATTGGCATGTAAAAAACTTAGGAATGGTTTATAAATTTAATGCGGAAGTACCAGCGATGAAAATTTATGATCGTACAATTTTCTTATTACAAGATGCAGGTATTAAACTTTCACATAATGAATATTTAGCTATTCGTAACCAAGAAGGTTTATTTGATGAAAGTAATAAATTTTACTTTTATAGTGGTCAAAAAGAAACTAAATTCCGCACCCACCTCCCATTATTAATCCACCAATCAATCCAAACAGCTCAAGAAATTGAATACCAAGCTTGGAGTTCTGGAAATCCAGTTATACCAACAACAAAACCTGCAAATGCTTCTAAAGCTGATAAAAGCCTAAGGAAAGCTAAAGCAATAAAAGAAGAAAATAACCCTAACTTTAGTAAAAATACAAAATCAATTATTGATTCATTTTTTACAGACGACACCCAAATAAAATGATTATTACAATAGCTTTATTATCCGCCCTATTAATAGTAAGTTTATTTGCTATATGGAATCTTATGAAAAAAAACGAAATACTTGAAGATTTTATTGCAAAACAAAGTGAAGCTATTGATTATTGTGATAAAAGATTAAAATCATTAGATGATCGTAAAGTATTTTACGCAGATGATGAAATTGGTTGGTTTTTCGAAAAAGTTAAGGAAATACAAGAGGCGCTAAATGAATTTCGCCTCCGCTAATTATGGCAAAAAAAAGAGGAAGAAAAAGTAAAAGATTATATTTTACTGAAGACACTGAGCAAGCAATAGTAGAATATTTAGCTAGTGACGACCAAGATGAGAGAAATAAGATTTATAATAAAAGAATTCACTATTCATTTTATAAATTAGCAGAAAATCTTATACACACATTTAAATTTTATTATACTGAGGTTGATGATCTTGAAGATTTAAAACACGAAGTTATTTGCTTTTTGCTAGAAAAACTCCACTACTTTAAAGCTGGAAAAGGTAAAGCCTTTTCATATTTTAGTATAGTAGGAAAAAATTATCTTATTCTTTATAATAATAAAAATTATGCTAAGAAAAAGAAAAAAGTAGATCCCTTAGATGCTGATCATGATGATACTATTTTAAATAATTTTGAACACAATGAATCATTATCTGTAAAGGTAGAATTTTTAGATATGTACGTAGCCCATGTAGATAATAATTTACATAAATACTTCAAAAAACCTGATGAAGCCAGAGTTGCAGACGCAGTATTAACCATTTTTAGAAATAGAGAACATCTAGAAATTTTTAATAAAAAAGCCATTTATATTTATATTAGGGAGTTAACAAAGCTAGAAACTCCAATTATAACTAAAGTAGTTAAAAAGATGAGAGATATATTTAATAACTCTTATTCTAAATATCTTGAGGGATAGTATATTTATTAGTATGAGCAATCCACTTGATCAAATATTATTTGATGGAAAATCATCCTCGGATGTATTTAAGGAAATATATACTAACAGTAAAAAAAAAGATAAGCAAATAAATGCTTTAATTGCTGAATTAAAACCCTTAATCCAAAATATAGGAGATGCCCCCGTTGTAGTTCCTCTTATTAAAGAGTATCTCGAAATATCAGTAAAAAATGATGAACATCTAATTAAAATGATGGCAGTCATTCAACGTTTAAGTAATAGTGCAGCTAATAATGGTGGAGATGCTCTATTAACTGATGAAGAAATGAAACAACTTCAGGCAATAGCTGAAGAAATAGCAGAAGATGGGAATAAGTAATATCAAAAATCCGGGTAATTCTATTTCTCCACAAGGAATACCCAAACCACAAAAAAATATTAAAAGGGTAGCTGATATTATTCTAAACCAAGATCATCCCTCTTATAGAAACACAGACAGTATAGGAACTATATTTTTTGAAGATGAAAAAACAGGAGAAACCTCACCCAATCCATCCAACCTCCCAACAGCAAAACCCTTAAATCTAAATAATTATACTCTCCCTTTAATAGGGGAATTAGTACAAATAATTCAGGCCACTAGTGGTGATTATTACCCAGAATTAGGAGGTAAATCAAATTATACATCAAATTATTATACTTCTACTATAAATGTACATAATAATGCAGGAAGTAATGCTTTACCCCTAAATAAAAATAAAAGAAAAAAATCTAAAACTAGTCAATCTCAACCTACTTTTACTTTCAAAAAAGAATTTAGATCAAGTAGCCGTGAGGCAGCAGATAGACAGTTAGAAAATTATTTACGAGATTTAGGATATGCTTTTGCAAGAAGTGATCCTAGAGCTCCTGTATATAAATTATATCAAGCTAGTAATGGTGACTATATATTTAGATTAGATGATTCTAAAGAAAATAGAGTAAAATTAGGAGAATATTACCAACAAAATCCAACCCAAAAAAATCTCTCCCCAACTGAAGGAAGTACAATTTTTCAAGGAAAAAATGGCCAAAGAATTAATTTTACGACCACTGGCCCAACGGGCACAAATCCAGTAAGTAATAATGTTACTGATGACCCAAATGATGGAAATCCTACTATAGGGAATAAAGCTATGGTCTTAAGTTTAGGGAATAATAGCCAAGAAAATATAACTGATGATGCAGCTTCTATTTATATGGTAGAAGATAATAATGTTAATATAGATGTCTCATCACCTAATATAGAATCTTTAAAATCAGAGTATACTGAATATAAAGAACCCCTAGAAATGATAGAAACAATTCCTGCAAGTATTATTCCAAATACCGAACCTTCACCTACATTAGAAGTCGACCACTTTAATTTCGCAGATACAACTACCCCTGAAGTAACAGAAACTTCAACTTCTCCCGTAGGTATTGATACTGAGGCTGATGATTTTGAAGAATTCGATGACCCCGTATTTGGAGCTTTAGATGAAGCAGTATCAGAAAATATTTTAACACTTGAAGAAATTAATAATGATATATCTGAAGGAGAATTTATAGTTGATGATATGGATTTTCTAACTGATGGAATTTATATAGCTTTTGATGATCCCTCTTCGGTTATTGGAGATACATTTGATGATGCCGATTGGAATAATATACCATCACATGAAACTGTTTATACAAATTACGATGCTTCTTTTGGGGCTGGAAATTTTCTGTTAAGGGATTTTGTTAGAAGTGATACAGCAAAGGCCAACAATGTAGTAAATATGCCGGGAGTAGATTTTAAGGATGGTGGTGATTACACAGCCAAAAGTGTAATGAATGCTATAAATCAACTTACTATTAATTGTCTAGATCCTATAAAAGCTCAATTCCCATCCCTGAAGATATCCTCTGGGTTAAGAACAGGAGCATTAAATGCATTTATCAAGGGAGCATCATCCACATCTGAACATAGATTGGGTAGAGCTGCAGATATCCAAGCTCCAGGATTTAAAACTTTTGAGATTTTTAATTGGATAATTAATAATAATATACCTTACAATCAAATAGTTTGGGAATACCCTGAAAAAGGAAAAAGATCATGGATCCATATTAGTTATAAAAGAGGTGACCTTAAAAGTAATAGAACTATTTGTACGGGTAATGATAAATTAAAACCGGCTTTAGAAGAGAAATATCCCGGTGATGTGAAGTTTGCTAGACGTAGTAATGGACAATACAAATTAGGTCCACGAAATGAAACATATGCAAGATACATAAAAATCCTTAATGTTCCTGACCATAAAACTTTAATATAATGGCAACAAAATTTATACAAGAAGATTTATATGTTGGTAAACAAATATTAATTGATAGTGATCGATTAGTATTTAATGGGAGAGATGATATAGTACTTTCAAGTACTAATCTTTTTCTATTTAAAACCGAGGGAGAATTCCATATAAATACTAAAGAAAACACATTTATTAATACCCCTAAAATATATATTGGTCCTGTAATAGATGGTCAAGACCCAAATATACCTGCTGTAAAAAGTGATACACTAAAAATAATTTTATCTGATTTAATTTCTTCACTTAAAACCTTCTTTTCTGTTCAATATCCACAAACATCAGGATTACAAGGTCCTAACCCAGGGATTAATAAGACTTTAGGACAATCTATTGTTTCTAATTTGGATAGAATAGAGGCAAAATTAGATGATATTAAAAGTGATAAAGTATTTATACGATGATAAATAAAATAATCAATAATATTATAAATTCTAGTACTAATACATTATTTGAATCTAAAGATAAAATAATAAATATTGCTAGAAAAAGAGCAGAAGAAGAAATAAACCCTAATATTCCTTCACCAGCTACTTTTGAAGCTAAATTAAAATCTATCCAAATTAACAATAATACCCAAAATGATTTATTAAAAGTAGAAAGATTTTACAATGTAACTATTGATACTTTAGATAAAGCAATAAAAAGATTTAAAGACTCCCAGAAAGAATTAAAATTAGTAAAATCAAAACTTACTAAAATCACAAATCAAATGACAACCCTAGAAGTATTCCCAGATATATTAAATCCTATATTTGATATGTTAAAGGGATTATTCCCTACTATTGACGGATTCCTATCAGCATCATCATCAACTCTTGCAAATGGATTATTAATAAATAAATTAGGAGAAAGTAAGAAAGATTTAAAAGATTTATTAAAAAAAGGAGAAGACAATCTAACTAGTATAGATAGTATTTCAGATTTTTTTAGAAAAGAAAAAGCAAAAATTGAAGAGCCTATAGATAGAGGGATTTCATCCTTAGGAAATATAATAGGAAAATTAGAGAATATAAAATCCCAAATAATAGGAATTTATCAAGAATTTACTCTATCACTAAATATTCCAGAATTAAATGATGAAGATAATGATAATGAATTATTAGGAAATGAAAATTTATCAGATTATATAAAAGATGAGAATAATCTTTCTTCATTATTCAGTGATGCTATAGGAAAGGGAGAGGGTAATGATCCTGATTCTTCTGAAAATAATACAGATTTTGGAGGTAATACTTCAACTCCAATTAAAAAGTCATTAGTCTTTAAAAAATTAAATCAATAAAACAAAAATATTCGATATTTATTAAAAACACCATATTAATATGAAATTAAGTGCATTTGAAAAAGTAATCAGAAAAGTTGTACGTGAAGAAATAGATTACGCTTTAAGACGTGAAATTGCGTTATTAAAAGAAAATTTAACAACTAATAATCAAGCTATAACTGAAGTAAAAAATGAACCCGCTCCTGAAGAGTTTAGACAAAAACTCAAAGAACACTTTACTCCACAAGCATTTTCACAAGACAGTACATTAAACGGTTTATTAAACGAAACAGCACAATCATCTCATGATATTCAACAACACCAACATAACCCTCATGATCCTGTAAATCAATTTATAAATAAAGATTATAGTCAATTAATGGAGGCAATTGATAAAAAGAAAAATTTTAGACCCTAATGGCAATAAAACTCCGTAAACCTATTAAGATAACCCCAATTGATGTAACTGAAAAGGCTGCAGTAGGAGTTCGTTTACCTTTTACTAAAAAAAGAGTATTTGATTTAGATTATACTACTAAAGATCATGCTAAATCTAAGTTAATAAATGTATTATTAACTTCTCCAGGAGAGAGATTAAACCAACCTCTATTTGGGGCTGGGCTAAAAAATAGACTGTTTGAACAACAAACAGAAAGAGCAGGAGATGGCCTTAGGGGTTATGTAACTCCTCAAGTAGAACAATATGTTCCCGAAATAAACATCAAAAATATCTCTTTAAAAGATGGGGGAATACAAGGCCACAAATTATTTGTTACAGTTAATTATTCATTAGTGAATAATGATGAAGAGGATTCAGTAACTTTAAGTTTTACTAATGAAAATTTTAACAACCAATAATGTCATATTCAAGCGCTACATCCGATAATAAAACAATAAATTATCTTAATAAAAATTTCTCTGACTTTAAAGGAGCTCTCATCAACCTAGCAGAAATTTATTACCCAGATACTGTTAATGATTTTTCTGAAGGAAGTCCAGGAACTATGTTTATTGAAATGGCTTCATATATTGGTGATGTATTGTCGTTTTATACTGATGCTCAAGTCCAAGAAACATTTTTACAATATGCCCAAGAAAGAGAAAATTTATATGCTTTAGCATACACTTTAGGTTATGTACCCGCAATTACAAACCCAGCATCTGTTGACTTAGAAATTTTCCAACAACTTCCTGCGGATAGTAATGGAAACCCCGATTATGATTATGCCTTACGGATTAGAAAAAATTCTTCATTTTTACCTAACAATAATAGTGGGACATCATATCTTATTCAAAATGATGTAAATTTTGCTTTTAGCTCTTCATTTGATCCTACGGAACAAACAGTTTATTCAGTTACTGGTACACAACCTGATTATTTTCTTTTAAAGAAAAAAGTTAAAGCTATTAGTGCTGAAATAAAAATAGCCACATTTACGATAGGAGCAGCTGAAAGATTCAAAACATTATCTCTAGATGATTCTCAAATAATAGGAATTCAATCAATTACAGACGATGAGGGAAATGAATGGACAGAAGTACCTTATTTAGCTCAAGAAACTATATTTGAAGAAGTACCTAATACAGACGTTAATGATCCTACGTTAGCACAATATCAAAACCAAGTTCCTTTCTTATTAAGAACTAAAAAAGTACCTAAAAGATTTGTTACTAGATTTAAATCTAACCAAAAATTAGAAATCCAATTTGGTGCAGGATCTACTAGTGGCGATGATACAACTATCATACCAAATCCTGATAATATAGGATTAGGAATTAATGATGGTAGATCATTATTAGATAAATCTTATGATCCCTCTAATTTTTTATATACTAAAGCATATGGAGAAGTCCCTTCTAATACAACTTTAACGGTAGAATATTTAGTTGGGGGAGGTGTAACTTCAAACGCAAACGCAAATACAATAAATAGATTAGGATCATTAACTGTTATTCCTACTAAGGGAGGAACAAATTCTACAATATTTAATTATATTGTTGACAATATAGCTTGTAATAACCCAAAACCTGCTACGGGTGGGGGTCCTGGGGATTCATCTCAAGATATAAGATTAAATGCTATAGCAAATTTTTCATCACAAAAAAGAACTGTAACTAAAGAAGATTATATTTTTAGAACATTAGCAATGCCTTCACAATTTGGTAAAGTAGCTAAAGCTTATATAGCACAAGATACTCAAATATCCCTTGATACAAATAAAAGAATATCTAACCCAAATGCATTAAATTTATATACTTTAGGATATGATTATAATAATAAATTAACACCATTATCGTATGCTGCTAAAACCAATTTAGCCACTTATTTAGAACAATATAGAATGTTAACAGATGCTATTAATATTAAAGAAGCATCAGTAATTAATTTTAAGATAGAATTTGATATTACGGTTAAAAGTGGATATTCAAACGACAGAACTCTTATAACAGCAATAAATAACTTAAAATCATTTTTTAATATAAACAATTGGCAAATAAATGAACCTATTAATAAGGGTGATATAACTAGTTTATTATATAATATAAATGGAATTCAATCTGTAAATGATTTAACTTTTACCAATTTATTTGGTGAAGTTTTAGGTTATTCAAAATTTAAATATAACTTTGAGGCAGCAACTCGAAACAATACTATATACCCCTCATTAGATCCTAGTATTTTTGAGTTAAAATTCCCTAATACTGATATAATTGGTAGAGTAACAATATAACACTATGGCACATTATTTTTTATTTCCAGAAAAAGACACTACTATTTACTCCCATACTTCTAGGGAAATTCTTAATACGGGTATTGATGAAATCTTAACCTTAAGAGATGAACCTTCATCTACTGATTTAAATTATTATCCTAGTAGAATTTTAATTCAATTTAAACAATCTGAAATTAATAATGTTATAAATAATAAAGTAGTTAATGGCCCCTTTTCAGCAAGTTTAAATCTCTACCAAACAGAACATGCTGAATTAAGTATAGACCAAAATCTAGAGGTTTTTCCTTTATCAGGTAGCTGGAATAATGGAACTGGTAGATATGCTAATATTCCTACTATTTCTAATGGATGTTCATGGTTATATAGAGATGGGAGTCCAGAAGCTATCTCAAATGATGATTTAGGAACTAAGTGGGCAACATCTAGTTTAAATGCAGGTGTTACATCGAGCTGGATAGCAGCTTCTCCAGGTGGGGGAACATGGTATACAGGATCAGGTTTTGAAGTAACTAAAACATATGGTTATGGGGATGATTTAGATTTATCATTAGATTTAACAGTACCTGTATTAAAACATATTAGTAATAGTATATATGATAGTGGTTATCCTAATGGTATAGTTAATGATGGATTTTTAATCAAAAGAGCGGACTCACAAGAATTTACAGCAATAGATGATGGAGAATTAAATTATTTTTCTAGAGATACCCACACTATATTTCCACCATTCTTAGATATTTCGTGGGATGATTCAGAATATGATACTAGTGTAGCTACTAGTGATAAAATTAAATCTTCAGGAGAATGTTATGTTACATTAAGAAATAATAAAGAAGAATTTAGAACTGTAGAAGAATATAAATTCAGATTAAATGTTAGAGAATTATATCCAACTCGAAAGTTTGTTACTTCTTCAAATTTTTTAGATGTAAAGTATTTTACAAGTAAATCTTATTATTCATTAGTAGATTACGCTACTGAAGAGGTAATAATTCCATTTGGTGAAGAATCTAAACTTAGTGCGGACTCAGAAGGTATGTATTTTAAATTATATATGCAAGGCTTACAAGAAGAGAGATATTATAAACTTTTATTTAAACATGAAAATAATGATGGTATTCAAGTTTATGATGATAATTATTATTTTAAAGTAGTTAAAACATAATGGCAAACGGATATTCACAATCACCAGCGCAGGGTAGAGTAGTCACAAACACAAATGGAAGTGAAGAAGAATCTTACAGATTCGGAACTGTTACATTTCTAGATGGAACCACCGGAACACAACCACCACCTGATAGTGTGGAGGAGCCATATGTAGAACCTGTTGAGCCAGATCCTTATCCAATTTTAGGTGGAATAAAATTTCAAAAAACTATTTATAGCCAAACAGCATTTAGAAAAAAAGTAGATACTTCAATAAATGAATTAACATCTAAAAAAGAAGAAGTAGATGTAGATAAATTTTTTGATCAATATTTTCAAATATTTTTTGATATACCCCAAAGAGGAATTAATTCTCATGAAACTCTTTTTAAAGAAAGTAAAGAATATTTACTTGATTATAGAGATCCTAAAGAAGACCAAATATCTGATTTAGAACAACAAATAGAGGCACTAGAATTGCAAATTCTAGAATTACAACAAGGATATTTTGATCCTGAAACTGGAGAACCCTCAGACGATAGTATAGGTGCTTTATTAGAACAAGGAGAACTACAGGCAAGGAGGGAGGCGTTTATAGGTGATATTAATAACCCATACCTATACTGGGAACCACCAGATGAATATGGAGATTTGGGATTAGGTGTTGGTTTAGAAAATCATAGAAAATATCTAGATGAAGATTCCTACCCAAGTGGCCCACCAGGTATAACTTTAGCATCAACTAATAGTAATCAGATGGTGAAGGATTTTAATCAAACATATGAAGATGAAAGAGATATGCAAAATAGAAGAACATACCAGGAGTGGCGAACCGATGCTGAGAAAAGATCTAGTGGCAATCGTACTACGGCTTTACATCAATTATTAGAATATCACAAAAATTACCAGATGAACAAATTCCAATCAGCAAATGAAGGATAACCAATGATAATAGACTCAACAACTATAGAATCCGTAAATCAGTCTGATTTAGACCAAATTCCTCAAAAATTATTATTAAGAAGGTTTGGAATGAGTAATGACTCTATTGAATTAAATATATTCGATAGTAATGGTGAAGTTATACTTAGTGATGAACTATTTACTGATTATACTCCTTATTTAAGTCCTAATGACAATTTAATTGACTCTATTGATATTGATTATGAGCAAGTCTTAAAAGATTATGGGTTTATACGTGGGGGTCAATATAAATTATCATTCTCATTTCAGAGAAAAATCCTAACCCAAGGTATTCGCAAAACATTTTTTATAACAGAAATATCACCTTCAAGAACAGAAATTAGATTCTCATCTAATATTCTTAATGAAGATTCTCTTAATAATAGGGTAGAACAATTAAATAGTATTTTTGCTGCATCTTCTTACTTTAAAGATATAAACTTAACCTTTGGTAAAGGAAATTCAGTCCTAGCTATTAATAGTGAAGCAGACCTCATCACAAATACAGGTATAATAAAATTATATACTCCACTTCCTCCAACTTTAGGTATAAATTCTTCTTTTAGAGTATATGAAGAAATAATAAATCCTATAGAAGTAACAGTTAATCTAGAGTCTTCTGAAATTATCGATGACGGAATCTCATTAAGTGGTCCTAATTTTAATATAGACTATACTGATAATTTTACAGTTCCTTCTAACTTTAGAACATATGATGAAATTTTAAATAGTGGGGCAATAACTTCAAGTTTTAATAATATCCAAAATTATTTAAGTAGTAGTATTTCTATTGATTTAGAATTTGATAATCCAGATACTCCATCAGGTTATCATTTTGAAAACTTTATTCACTATAGTTCAGCAACTGAAAGACTTAAAAATTTTAAGTATAAATTAGAGTTATTAGAATCTTACTCAAGTTCTTTAGCTATACTAAATAACATATCAGGTTCAGTTACTTCTTCTAATCCTATATTTCAAAACACAGCTATATATAATACTAAAACTGACAAAATAATTCAAGGATTTGATTATTATGAAAGATATCTTTATTATGAAAAAGGACCCTATGCTTGGCCTAAAACTACTACTGCAAAACCTCATACTAATGCTAAAATAAATTCAGCTGCTGCTACAAGTTGGTTTGGGGCACCTATTGATGATTATGAAAATGATTATTTTGGTGGTATGATGTTAAGTGCAAGTAAGTATGATGATTGCAATCCATACTATATAGGAAAAACTATTCCCCCAGATATTAGAAATAACCCTCAAAATGAAGCATATGTGTTATTTACTGAAATGATAGCACAACACTTTGATGGTATTTGGGCATATATTGATAGTATAACTGACAAATATCAGGCTGATAGTGGGTTAAATGATGGTATTTCAAAAGAATTAGTATTTAATGCTTTAACTGAAAGAGGAATTAGAGCTTATTCACAATTTGAAAATTCATCAATTTATGAGTACTTTTTAGGAGATGACGGCCAAGGAAGTTTCCAATACGAACCAACTGATGGTTCAACTATGATATCTGCTTCTAATGCAGGATCAATTCCTAAAGGGGATATAACAAAAGAAATTTGGAAGCGTTTATATCATAATTCACCATATCTTTTAAAAACAAAAGGAACTGAGCGTGGATTAAAAGCATTAATAGCTACATACGGTATTCCTGAGTCGGTACTTCATATTAAAGAATATGGAGGACCATTAGTAGATAAAACGGGATTTAGAACATTTTCTTATCAAAAAGAAAGTAAAATGCATACTGTCCATAATGATGGAGAAAGTTTTGCACTTGCAGTTTTTAATGCTAATTTTCTACCAGAACCAGCTCCAGCTAATGAGTCTACTAGAACAAAAACCATCCAAACTAGATTTCTACCTATCCAAGGATCAAACACCTCTTATGATATTATAACTATCCTTACAGGTGGTGATGATCTATCAGTAGGAATATCTCAAAGTATTGACAATACTAAAATAGAAAGTGGATCACTTGCCCACTTAGTTATATCTTCTGGAAGTAATGGTACACTCGTATCTAAAACTTCAAGCCCACTAGGTCCTATTTTTAATGGAAGTGTATGGAATTTAAGTATTACATTTGATAGTGGATCTGAAAACACTATGACGGCATATGCTACTCAAGCTACATTTAATAAAAATACACATATATTATCTTGTAGCTTGGATTTACATCCATTTTTTGCAAATCTATCAACGGTAGAGTCAAGTAATGCTGACTACTATGTAGGCCATAGTTATAATGGAGTTTCAACCACCTTAAAACCATTATTAGGCCCATTCACAGGAAGTATTCAAGAACATAGAGCATGGCATGAACGCCTTACAGAAGCTACTATAGTTACACAATCTTTATCTCCTTTTAATTATAATGGAAATACTATAAGTTCAAGTTATGAGGCTTTATATTTAAGAAATCCTTTAGGATCTAATCTTCATGATGTACCTGCTACAAATGATACAAATAATAATTTTGCCCCTAAAAAAGCCCATAGGGATGCTTATGGAGCTTCTGTTTACGCAGATGCTACTTCATCTTTTCTTGAAGAAACCCACCATTTACCCACACCTGACACAGTAGGTTCAGGAATGGTATCTGATAAAATCAGAATTGATAATGGTACTTTTGATGATAATTTCTTAGACCCATTTACTTCAGTTGAAACTTCACCCCAAGATAGACAACCACTTGATTTTTCAGATTTAGGTGTATTTTTCTCACCAACTTTTGAAATTAATGAAGATATAATTTATACATTAGGAGGATTTAGATTAGATGATTATATAGGCGATCCTACCTTCTATACAAGTGGAAGTTATCCGGATTTAAAAACTATTAGAGATATTTATTTCCAAAAAGTAGATAAAAAATATAATTTTCAAGATTACATAAGAACAATTCAATTCTTTGATCATACTCTATTTAAAATGATTAAAGATTTTACTCCGGCAAAAGCTAATCTTAAAACTGGTTTAGTAATTGAACCCCATTACTTAGAAAGAGCTAAAATTCCTGGTAAAAATATTGATTACGAACAAAAAACAGAGCATTTAGCGGCTTATTACCTTTCAGGTTCTCTATCTAACTCAACAGTAGAAACTGAACATAATGTAGTTATTAATGTAGTAGATTATATCCTCACAGGAAGTGAATCAACTGCAAATGAAAATGTAGCCCAAAAAGGAAGATTAAGTAAAAAATTATTTATAGCATGAGTTTAACTAAAGTAAATCTTTTACATCATTTTAATAATGGTAATATTAATATAAATTTTGGACATGCTTTAAATGGTGCATTTGATGATTTATTTGAAATTTTTGATGATAGTACATCCGCCTCAAATATGGTGGTTTTAAATTCCA